CGTACAACCAATGTCTGGTCCGACTGGACTTATATTTGCTATGAGAAGCAGATACAAAGCTCAAGACGGAACTGAAGCATTATTTGACGAAGCTGAATCAGAATTTTCTGGAAAGAAAGCAACAAACAACTTGCCTGGTTCTGCTGGAACATCATCAGCTGGAGAAACTAACCCCGCTGTGCTTAACGACTCTTCACCTGGCGCTTATACTGCTGAAGGTGGAATGGCGACTGCTACGGCAGAAGCACTTGGAGATACTTCTTCAAACGCATTTGCTGAAATGGCTTTCTCAATTGAGAAATCTACGGTAACTGCTAAGAGTAGAGCTCTTAAAGCTGAATACACTATGGAATTAGCACAAGACCTTAAAGCTATTCACGGCCTAGACGCTGAAACTGAATTAGCTAACATTCTTTCTGCTGAGATCCTTGCTGAGATTAATAGAGAAGTTGTAAGAACTATCTATGTTAATTCTGAAAAAGGCGCTCAAACTGACACAACTGCTGCTGGTATCTTTGATTTAGATACTGACTCAAACGGTAGATGGTCTGTTGAAAGATTTAAAGGACTTATGTTCCAATTAGAAAGAGACGCTAACGCTATTGCTCAAAGAACAAGAAGAGGCAAAGGGAACATAATCGTTTGTTCTTCTGATGTTGCTTCTGCTCTTCAAATGGCTGGCATCCTTGACTATGCTCCTGCACTTAATAACAATCTAAATGTTGATGACACAGGCAATACTTTTGCTGGTGTTCTTAACGGTAGATTTAAAGTGTATATAGACCCTTACTCAGCAAACCAAGCTGCTAAACAATTTTATGTAGTTGGTTATAAAGGAACTTCTCCTTATGACGCTGGTATGTTCTATTGCCCATATGTACCTTTACAAATGGTTAGAGCTGTTGGACAAGACACTTTCCAACCGAAAATTGGTTTCAAAACTAGATATGGCTTACAAGCAAATCCTTTTGCTGAAGCTGGTTCTGGCGATGACGCTATAATTAACGGTTCTGGTGCTGCTAACGCTAACAGATACTACAGAAAAGTACAAGTTACCAACCTTGCTTAATTGCAAATAAATAACTTACATTTTTTGTAAAGTAATTAGAAAAGGCGAGACCTAAAAAATCTCGCCTTTTTTTTGGTTTAAAAACTCATATAAATAATAGTATGACTGATACAAACGCAATAACACGACAACCTACGCAACTAGACTATGCTAGTCCAGCGCAATTTAAATTTAAAATTACAAAACTTCCTAAAGTAGAATACTTTTGTACCGAGATTAATATACCTGGGATACAAATGACTAGTGCTACACAAACTACTCCTTTGAGAGATATTCCATTACCTGGAGTTAAATTTGACTATGGAGATTTAAGTCTTACATATATGGTAGACGAGAAGTTTGAAAATTTTGAAGAAATACACAATTGGTTAAGAGGACTAGGAGTACCTATTGACCATAAAGACTATGCAAATTTATTGGCAGCTGGTAGAGATAGATTTCCTAGTCAAGGAAAAGATGTTAGTCTTATAAGTAAAAAAGAACAACCTGCTACAAATATGGGTGCTGCTTTATCAGACGCTACATTAGCAATTTTATCAGCGAAAAACAATGTAATAAAAGAAGTTAGATTTATAGATGTTTTTCCTGTTTCAATGTCTGGTGCTAGTTTCACACAACAAGCAACGGATATTAACTATATAACTTCCACGGTTACATTTAAATATGCGTATTACGAATTTTCTGAACCTGGAAAATCTGCAAGTCAAGTTCCTACTACATAGGTTATTGACAAAAGACTAGATATAGTATATTATATAATAATATATTACTAGATAATATAATGGAGATATTATGACACTTGAAGAATTACAAGAACTTACCGATAAAAAATTAAAAATAAACGACACCGAGCTTGATTTAGAAGCTTTAAAAACACCACAATTACATAATGAATTTTTGAAACACTACAATAAATTTAGACTTTTACTTAATAGAACTGAAAGCGAATTAGCAATTATTAAATTGCATAAGTGGGAATATTATACAGGAAAAGCTGACCCAGCAGTATATCAAAGCAAACCATTCAATTTAAAAATTTTAAAACAAGATGTTGATAAGTACATTGAAGCAGATGAGGATTATATAAAGTTAAGACAAAAAGTTGAGTACTTAAAAACTATATGTGATTACCTTGACAAAACAATCAGACAAATATCTAATAGAGGATTTTTAATAAAAGACACAATTGAATGGCGTAAGTTTACTTCTGGCGCTATTTAATTAATGGTTGAAAATCGTTATATAATAATAGAAAAGAAAGATGAAGTATATCTTTCAATAGAAGCAGACAGCGATATCCGTAGAGAACTATCAGAATTTTTTACTTTTGAAGTTCCTGGATATAAGTTTATGCCACAATATAGAAGTAGATATTGGGATGGAAAGATAAGACTATTCAAGTATGCAAGTGGCGAAATATACTATGGTCTATTACCTTATATAAAGAAATTTTGTGTTGACAATAATATAACAATTGTATCCAAATTAAAAGTAGAAAAAGAACCATTAGATAAGTTAGAGTGTGCTAAATTTTGTAAAGCATTAAAGATACCTTTAACTATTAGAGACTATCAATTCAATGCGTTTTATCACGCTATACAAGAAGACAGATGTTTATTATTATCTCCTACAGCGTCTGGTAAATCATTAATCGCATATCTGATATTAAGATTTCAACTATTAAGATTAAGAAATAAGAAAGCAAATAAGGTATTGATTATTGTACCTACAACAAATTTAGTAGAACAATTATATAAAGATTTCAAAGACTATGGATATAATACAAGTCATATTCATAGAATATATCAAGGACACGATAAAGATACTCCAAAGAAGATAGTAATATCTACTTGGCAATCAATATACAAACTACCTAAAAAATGGTTTGCTGATTTTGGTTGTATCATTGGAGACGAAGCACATTTATTCAAAAGCCAGTCCCTAACAAGTATAATGACGAAGATGACTAATTGTAAGTATAGAGTAGGTATGACAGGAACTTTAGATGGTAGTAAGACACATAAACTAGTACTAGAAGGATTGTTTGGTGCTGTAAATAAAGTAGCACAAACTACTGACTTAATTGAGAAGAAACAACTAGCGAAGTTTAAAATCAATTGTTTAGTATTATCACACGGTAAGAATAGTAGAGACTTCTTAAAGGATAAAACATATCAGGAAGAAATGGACTTTTTATGTGCTAGTAAGGCAAGAAATAAATATATAAGAAATCTATGTTGTGGTCTATCTGGTAATACACTATGTTTATTCCAATATGTAGAGAAACACGGAAAGGAACTTTATGAATCAATTAAAACAAAAGCTGTTGACAAACAAGTATTTTATGTCCACGGTGGAGTGGATGCAGACGAAAGAGAAAAGATTAGAGCAATTACAGAAAAATCTGATGGCGCTATTATCGTTGCAAGTTATGGGACTTTCAGTACAGGCATTAATATACGGAACTTGCATAACATTATTTTTGCTAGTCCTAGTAAGTCTAGGATAAGAAATTTACAATCAATAGGTCGTGGTCTCCGACTAGGAGATAACAAGACAAATGCAACTTTATATGATATATCTGATAATGTATCTTATGGAGAAAAAGAAAATTATACCTTACAGCATTTTAGAGAAAGAATAAATATATACAACGAAGAAGGATTTGATTACGAAATCCACAATGTGGAATTAAAGGAGTAATATGGCACCTAAACCTAATGAGCTAAATCCTGATGGAACTACAACGGTTAAAGTCGTTAAGATTATTAACGGAACAGATGTTGTATGCGTGATACCTACAAATAAAGATACAGCGAATTCGCCGTTGCTGACACTAGATAAACCATTGGAGATTAAATATGTACCTCAAATAACTAATTTGGGTATTAAAGATTATATTGCCTTGGTTAAATGGGTAGGATACACACAGGATCAATTGGTTACTATTCCAAAAGATAAGATACTTACAATAACAAACGCTAGCGATGATATGATTAAGTCATATAGAGCCGTTGTTGGCGAGTATCATATTGGTGATAAATTACATAGACGAGAAGATAATCCGAGAACACGAAAATTGATGGACCGAGAAATAATGTCCAGAATGGAACAAGATGAATTAAATAATAAACTTGATGATATAATAGATGAATTTACTGATATCCACGATGACGATATTAAGAAGAAAACTATTCATTAATAGTTGCTCTATAGACTCTATCTCTCAGCGGCAACACGCTGAATATATCATATAAAACTAATCCTGTCAATAAGCCATACCAGGGACCGAAAAAAATAGTTAGGTTATTGACTCTAACAACAAAATATAGTATAGTGAGAACATAATGACAAAAGAAACAATTTCAGAAAAACCCAAAAGAATTAGAACTCCTGCTAAAAAGGAACACTATGTAAATAACAAAGTGTTTTTAGAAGCAATGATTGAGTATAAAGATAAGTGTAATAAGGCGAAAAAGAGAGGCAGAAAAAATCCTCCTGTGACCAATTACATAGGTGAGTGTTTTTTAAAGATTGCAAACCATTTATCATATAGACCAAACTTTATCAATTATACATTTAGAGACGATATGATAAGTGATGGTATTGAGAATTGTTTACAATATCTAGGAAACTTTAATCCCGAAAAGTCAAACAATCCGTTTGCTTATTTTACACAAATAATCTATTACGCATTTGTACGAAGAATACAGAAAGAAAAGAAACAAACAATTATTAAACATAAACTAATTCAGGACGCAAATTACGATGATATGACTTTGCAACCAGGAGACGATAGAGATTTTAAGAATCAATTTACAGAATTTTTACAAAAGAATCTTCCTATGGAAGAACCAACATTAAGTAAGAATAAATCAAAACCAAAACCAACTAAAAAAAGAGTTAGAAAAGCGAAGGCGAATTTAGAAGACTTTATAAAGTAATTATATTATGAAAATAGCTTTGTTGAACGATACCCATTTCGGTGCTAGAAATGATAATCCTGCGTTTGTAAAATACTTTAATAGATTTTATGATGAAATCTTTTTTCCGTATATAATACAACACGACATTAAAACATTAATCCATTTAGGCGATGTTGTTGATAGACGAAAGTTTATTAACTTCAATACTGCTCATAACTTCCAAGAGAACTTTTGGAAAAGATTGTGGAACTTAAAAATAGATACACATATTATACTAGGTAACCACGACACATATTACAAGAATACAAACAAAGTAAATTTCACACACTTAATCAAAACCTTTGATGGTGAAAATGAACCTTGGATATATGATAAACCTGCTACGGTTAACTTTGATGGTTTAGATATATTATTATTACCTTGGATATGTCCTGAAACAGAAGAAGAAAGTATATTTGAAATTGATAATTCACACGCCGAAGTTGCTATGGGTCATTTAGAAATTAAAGGTTTTGAAATGCACAAAGGACACTTTCAGGAAGTTGGTTTAGAAATGAATCAATTTAAAAGATTTGACAAAGTATTGTCTGGACATTATCATAGAAAATCAGATAACGGAACAATATATTATTTAGGAACTCAATATGAAATAACTTGGTCAGATTATCAATGTCCAAAAGGGTTTCATATATTTGATACAGATACAAGAGAACTAACGAGAATACCAAATCCACTTACTATGTTTGAAAAGATTATATACAATGATACAAAACAAAGTTATGCCAATATGGATATAACAGATTATAAAGACAAACATTTAAAAGTTATAGTAGAAGAAAAAACAGACCCAAATCAATTCGGAGAATTTATTGATAGATTACACAACGAGATTAACACACACGAAGTTAATGTTGTAGAAGATAGTTATAATATTAATGCAACAGCAGATAGTACTATATTAGACCAAGGAGAAGATACTTTAACTTTCTTACAAAATTATATTAATAGTTTAGATACTGAATTAGATAAGGCAAAAATAAACTCTATAATGAAAGAGTATTACCAAGAGGTACAAGATAAGTGATAATATTTCATAATATAACTTGGAAGAATTTTTTATCAACAGGTAATACTCCTATAAGTGTTAATCTAGCAGAACAACCAACAACATTAATTATTGGAACTAATGGGTCAGGCAAGTCAACCTTATTAGACGCAATATGTTTTGCTTTGTTTAACAAACCATTTAGAATTATTAAGAAAGAACAAATGGTTAATAGTATTAATAATGCTGATACTCTAGTAGAAATAAACTTTAGTGTAGGTCCTAAAAAGTATAAAATTGTAAGAGGAATTAAACCAAATATATTTGAAATATATAAAGATGGAGTTTTAATTAACCAAGACGCAAGTAGTATAGATTATCAAAAACATTTAGAACAAAATATAATGAAATTGAATTATAGGTCTTTCTGCCAAGTTGTTATATTAGGGTCCTCTCTTTATGAACCATTTATGAAGATGAGGTCAAGGAATCGTAGAGAAGTAATTGAAGAAATATTAGACATTAAAGTATTTCAAAATATGAACTACTTATTAAGGAGCAAACAGCAAGACCTTACAAAAGATATTACTACATTAAGACATCAAGTAGATTTGATTGAGAATAAAGTTGACCTACAAGAGAAACATTATAATGAATTACAAGGTAGAGATACAGACGCTATATCTAAAAAGAAAGAAGACATAGAAAAAGCACATAGTCATAAGAGAGATTATATGACTAGAATAGAAAGTCTTAATAAAGAACTTAATGAGAACGAACAGAAATTATTAGGCAAGACAAAGACAAAAGATAAGTTTACACAATTACATAAGTTAGAAGCAAAGATAGACCAGAACTTAAAGACACATAAGAAAACATTAAAATTTTTTGAAGACAATACTAATTGTCCTACTTGTACACAGGAGATAGAACAAGGTTTTAGACAGACAAAAGTTAATGAGGAAAAGGACGCTGTAGTTAAACTACAAGATGGTTATAAAAAACTATTAACAGAAATAACTAAAACAGAAGAAGAAGTATTAGGATTTGATAACATTGCAGGTAAGGTTAGAACTATTGAAACTAATGTTGCAAAATTAACTACTTCTATTGATGAGATTAAAAGACATACAGATAGAATACAAGATGAGATAGACAAGTTATCAGTTGAGGATGCTGGCGGCCTAAATATAAAAGAAGAAATCGCTAAATTAAAAAGAGAATTAGTTGACGCAAAAGTACAAAGAGATAATGTTATTGAGGAGAAAAAATATATTGATGTATTAAGACAGATAGTAGATGATAGTGGAGCAAGAGCACAAATTATTAAAAAATATTTACCTGTTATGAATACTCTAATTAATAACTATTTACAAGCTATGGACTTCTTTGTATCATTTAATTTAGATGAGGAGTTTAAAGAGACGGTTAAGAGTCGTCATATGGATTCTTTCAATTACAATAACTTTAGTGAAGGTGAAAAGATGAGAATAGACCTTGCATTGTTATTTACTTGGAGAAGTATTGCGAAGATGAAGAATAGTGTTAATACAAACTTACTAGTATTAGATGAAATATTTGATAGTAGTTTAGATGGACAAGGAACAGATGATTTCTTTAAAATTATTAAGACACTAACAAAAGAAAACATCTTTATAATATCACACAAAGGAGATATAATGTTTGATAAGTTTACTAATATAATTAAATTTGAGAAGTACCAAAATTTTACGAGGATAGCAAATGTCTAAAAAAGAAACAAGAAGACCAATGACGGTTGAAGAAGAAGAAAAATTTAAAGATGATATGATGGAACAAGCAAAGAAACAGATGAAAGAAGGCACTCCAGATACTACAGAAGGTCAATGGATAGATACAACTAACATTAAAAAGAAGTTAGAGAAACAAGCAAAAGACAATGGAGGTATTTTAAAAGAAGTACCAGTAGAAGATATTCCTTATGAAGTAAGAGACGGAGTTAATCCTAAAACATTTAATAAACAATTAATAGAACCTGGGAATGGTATATTAAGACGACCTGTTGCACCTTACAAAGATAGTTTGCTTAAAGAGTTTGGTATTAAAGATAGAAAAGAATTAACAGAATCAATGTTTGAACTTATGCACAAATATGGTGGTATAGGTTTAAGTGCTATACAAATAGGATTACCATTTAATATGTTTGTTGCAGGTGACCATAAGTCAATTGAAAATGGAATGAAACTTGCAATGTTTAATCCTGTAATATTATCAACAAGTGATGAAAAGGTTATGATGAAAGAAGGTTGTTTAACTTTTCCTTTCTTATTCATTAACATTGTTAGACCTAGAAAATGTGTTATGAAATACGAAGATGAAAATGGCGACTTAAAAGAAGCAAGTTTAGATGGTATGATGAGTAGAGTATGTCAACACGAATACGACCATCAAGCAGGTATACTAATGCCAATGAAAGTTAGTAAAATGAAACTAGACTTGGCGTATAAAAAAGCAGAAAAAGAAATGAAAAAGTGGAGACGATACCAGAAACAAATGGAAAAATCAAAACCACAAAAGGTGAGTAAATAATGGTAGAAATATTAAACGATGTATCAACAATAAAAGATTTTGATTCTTTTAAACACGATGGTTTTGAAACAGGTTTATTAAATGTAGATAATTCAGCGTTTGATGAAGTTTCTTGGCCGCCACAAGATAAAGAAACATTAACAGCAAAAGCAAAAGAAGAAATAGAAAAGATAAAATCTCAATTAGAACCAATCCTTAAAAAGAGATACAAGAACATTAAATTAAATTTTAGTGGTATATGGAAAGGTTATGTAGAAGGTGTAAGAGGTAATGTGATAGTGTACCTAGACAAAGCACACTATACTACAGATAACTATATTGAGGTAACAGCACTAGACAGATGTAAGATATTTCCAGAACAAGGAGAATATGTTTTATTTAACGACAGCATAAAATTTCATAAAAGATTTAACAACGATGAGGTGAATAATATAAGGTTTATATACTTTGATTATAAATTAACCAATGACAATGATGAGTGATAAAGACTTGCAAGAGTATGAAGATAATATTAAAATGATGAAAGCTAAAGAAATGAAACCTTGGCAAAAAGGATTTGATTTAGATTATCTAAAAAAACTAGAAAAGATATTTGATAGTTATAATAATTATGCTCAACACGAATTAAGTAAGTTTAAAAAGAACAACATTGCTGACGCATTAAGTAAAGACAATATTCAATTATTAGGCAAAGGTCTAATCCATCAGGAACAAGTAAAGACTAAAGTAAATATATGGATGTTTCCAGGAGTACTTTTAGGTACGAAGTATCCAGGAGATTTACATATTAAACATTTAGGTTATTCAGAAGAACAAGATAGTAGAAATATAATTACTACACTAAAAGAAGATAAACATTATACAGATAAAAATGTATGGTTATTCATTAACGAAGAAAGTCAATCAGACAAAGCAATTGCTGATGAAGCAGAATTTGAAAAAGTAGGTGTTAAATACAATTCAGTTGCAGATGTTATTGGTGTTTATTTTAGAAATGCTAGTCATAGTTTAGAAAAAAGACAACACCCAAAAGTTCCTATATATGAAAAGTATACATTGAAACCATTAGAATTAACTTTTTCAGGAATAGTACCAATACTTGCAAAACAATTAGAAGAAAAAACTTTAGAGTTTACTAATCATTATTCAAACTATAATAAAGATAAAGCTTGGAGTGCTATATCATTAAGAGGTTATAGTCCTGATTGGAGATTTATTACCAAACCAATAGAAATGAATAAGAAGTGGCAAGAAGAAAACAAAGATGAAACATTTGAATTACAAGATACAGAATTAAGAAAAGAGTTTCCATTAATTGAAGATATATTAGATTTCTTTCCAACTGAAATACATAGAGTTAGATTTATGAACTTAAAACCAGGTGATGGAGAACTTGAAAGACATACAGACCAAGTGGATCCAGACATAGGAATATCAAATGGAAGATTAATGAGATTACATATTCCTATTGTAACCAATTCAAAAGTAGAGTTTACAAGTTGGGGTATAACAGGAAGTAAAACAATTGTTAATATGGAAGAAGGACATTGTTGGTATCTGGATATAAGAAAACCACATAGAGCAATCAATGGTGGTAAAACTTGGAGAACTCATTTAGTAATAGATGTAGTTGCTAATGAACAAATTAGAAGTATGTTATCAGTATGAAAGCGTATGAGTTTCCAAAAGTAGAGATAGAACAACACGAAGGTATCTTTGTATTAAGAGACGATAAACTAGAAGGTGGTTCTAAACGGAGATTTATTGATAGATATATCCGTGAAGAAATGTCTAAAGGTGCAAATGAATTTGTATTTGGTGGTTGTCCTGCAACAGGATATGCTCAAATGTCATTACCTCTACAAGCAAAACAATATGGTGCTAAGGCAACTTTATTTATGGCAAAAAGAAGTTTAGATAACTTACACCCATACCAAAAGAAAGCTTTAGAATATGGTTGTGATATACGCTGGGTAAAAATGGGTATGTTAAATATAACACTATTTCAAGCTAGAAAATATTACGAACAAGACACTTATCATAGAAGAAATTTTCCATTAGGATTAGAAGATGAAAGAGTACTACAAGATATAGAAGAATTAGGTAAACAAATTGCAGATGAATGGTCTGCTGAAAACTTTTCAGAAATATGGACCGTAGGTTCTAGTGGTACTTTATCAAGAGGATTACAAAGAGCATTTCCTAAATTAGAAGTGCATTGTGTATCCGTAGGTCACAGAATGAGTGAAAGAGAACTAGGTAGAGCAAAGTTTTATAAATCACCTTATAAATTTGACAAACCTATTAAGAAAGAAGAAGCGCCACCGTTTCCGTCTGCACCAACATATGACGCAAAGGCGTGGCCATTTATTAAACAATATGCAAAGCCAAGGGCTTTGTTTTGGAATGTAGGAGCATAAAACAAAAACCGCTTATTGACAAATTAATTGAAAGCTGATAGTATAGTACTATGATAAAAATAATAGATTACTTAATAGATAAATTAAACAATTTAAGAAATAGACTAGACAGAAATAACTTTGTCTCTATGCCTATAAAAGAAGATACACCACATAACGAGTGGTTAAAAGGATATTGGAAATGGCGAAAACAAAACAAGTAAGAGAAAAGATATACGAAAGGAATCCAAACACAGGAGTTATTCGTTGGAGATATACAGATGAAAGTCCTGATAAATTTGGTTGGCCAAATTATGGAAGGATACTCAAAGATGGAAAAAAACGAAAGATACTTAAAAGCACTTGAAAAGATGAAAAGTAAGAAACAACATAAGGTAGATAAAACAGACTATCAGGATGTAGCAGATTGTATAAGAAGCGACCAAGTACCTGCTCCTGCAATAGTAGAATACTTTAGTGATAAAACATTTTATAAATGGTATTCAGATAAGTACTTTGTATGAGCAACTTTAAAGACAATTCTGGATTAGAAAAGTATAAACCCAAAATGTCTAAAGAAGAATCTGATAGATTAATGAAAGAGTTTTTAGCAAAAGGTGGCAAAGTAAAGAAATTAAAACCAGGTTATCCTACTAATGTAGGAAGTTTAGATAAGTCAAAGAAACCTAGATATACAAAACAAGAAGTTGAAAGTGGCAAAGATAAAGGTACAGCGCCTATGCCTGATTTAACTTCAATAAGAAAACAAAAAGCATTTGGAAATATAACCGTAACCTATGGAGATAAAGTTCCTGTATATGAACCAGGTTACACAGGAGATTATAGGAAGAATAAAGAATGAAAAAGTTAACAGATGTAAAAGGTAGTGCTACTTTAGAAGCTTTTGTAGATATTCAAGGTGAAGAGAATATTACAAGCAAAGGCAATCTTAAAGGAATGGTTACAGATGAAAAAGAATTAGAAAAGAATATAGACGAAGTTTATACATTTTGGCAGACAAAAGGTTTCCCTTATTATAGTACAGATGAGACTTGGAGAAAAGAGAAGATGTCCAAGTTAAGAGCAGTTGATTGTAAGAACTTATTAACTAAAGATGGAGTTATTAAACCACACCAAGAAGGTCTATCACTTGCTTGGTCTTATATGCCACATAGTTTTGCTATTAGATGTGGTAAGATGAAAACTCCTATGGAGATATATGAAAATGAAGAACACTTTAAAAAAGGAATTAAGAAACTATTAACAGGTTCCTTTTTTGGGAAGTTTTCAGTAGACGATTTAAAACCAATATCATATGATATATTTGGTGCAGAAACATATAGGTCAGCAGAATCAAAACATAAAGCAGAAAGTACAATGAGAAGTCTATTACGAAGATATACAGGAACTCAATGTGTATCTAATTTCAGACCTACGGCAGCCGCTTGTTTATATCAAAACTTTATGAAACCAGGCGAACTAGTCTGGGATATGTCTATGGGTTATGGTGGTCGTATATTAGGTGCGATTATATCCAATGTTAATTATGTTGGAACAGACCCA